GCCTTCGCAGCGATTCGTAACCAATACGAGCGAGCCGTTTGGCTCCACATCAATGAACCCGCGTTGTTCAAGGAGGCTCTTGATGCCCGCCAGGCCGATGTTTTTCGCCAAAGCGCGTCGTGCTATTCGGGGTTTATTGCGCCAAAAGACCTCGCGATCCTGGGTGATGATGCATCCAAAACCGCCTTTCATCAGACGGTCGCCCAGCAACTTGGCTGTGTCACCGATGCCGTCGCGATCCAGATCTTCAAGCGTCTGCGCCCCGACACCCAGACTGGAGACGACGTTGACCTGTACCAGATCAGCATTCACCACAACCGCCCTCCGGAAATTATCGACTGCGTTCTCGCCAGCGAACTCGTGCCGCAGGAAGTGATCCGGGCGGTGTCCTCCCATATCACCTACGAACCGGCCAACGGCCACCTGGAAGTACTTTCCAAAGATACGGATGGCCGAGAGGCGCTGGCACGGATCGTCGCGGATTCCTTGCTACAATCGCCTATTTCCGGGGAGAAGATCCCGCTCAAGCAGTACGATTACCAAAGTCTCGCCGCACCACGTATTTTCAATCTCGCAGGCGAGAATGTGGCGTCAGTAAAGGTGGTCGAACTCGGTTACTCGGTTTCGAACAACCGCTCGCTGACTGTGAAGATTTGGGCGAAGGATGCCGACGATATCTATACCGCTTCACGATCGCTGATCAGCCCTACGTTTGATTTCCGTAATCACAAATTGAACTACGCCAAGCTGTCCATCCGACTAAAGCGGGTCGACAAGGATCGAGCACGCACGATCACGGTCATCTTGCGTGAAGATAACAAGTGCAACATCAAGACCAAGCGAGAGAAGGATCGGGCGCTGTGCGACCGTCTGCTTGCCAAATGGCAACTTGTGAAGGAAATTGGCGATGTCGGCGAACCCGCTGTCCACGCGCTCGCTGCTTGACCTGACTGATCTGTTCGACCGATCAATCGGGCCGGTCAGCGACGCAGATGGCCAGCGCATGCATGGCGTGCCAGGATGGGACGTTTTTGGCCAGACGTCCTTATCTGCGCAGGATATCGCGGTCTGGACAGAGTGCGTGGGCTACGCCAGCAGTTATCCGGCTCCGTGCGGCGACGAGCGCCTGCCTGTCGATCTCATGGAAGATCAGGACCCGTCCAGATATCGCTATCGCTGTCCGGAGACATTCCGACTGAAACACATTTCGGCGGTCGAGGCTGCAATCCACGCCGTTCAACCATCCAAGTTTCTGCATGCCATTGCCGACCTGATCGGCATTCCGCAGGCACTGCGCAAGGGGATCGAATCACCCCTGCTTGATGGCAATCTCTGGGCTCTTGGCAAAGCACGCATCGGGGCCGCGCACACCGACATCTGGTTCGTGCGCGGACTTGCATCATCAGTCGATACAGTTTTTCGCCACCTTCATGCGCCGACGCTTCCGGAACAAGGACTCATTCTGTCTTCCGGCATGGCGCTGCCGGGCTTCGTGCGGCCGCCTAGAAATTACCGCTTTGCTTCAATCCGCGACGTCATCGTCGACTACGTCCCGAAGCCAAGCATAGACATGGACCTTCTTTATCGGACACTGGCGACGCCGGCGGACGGAACGCTGCGACCGGTTCTTCCTGTTCACTTCGACGAGTACACCAAAACACTGACCATTCGCACCAAAACCAAGCCATGGGTCATCAAAGGTGATCGCCAGCCAGCGGCAGTTCAGTACATGTACCAGCAAGCACTCAACGATCGGTGGGTGCTGTCAGCTGCCGAGATTCTTGGTGCAGCTTACTCGGACAAGAAAACGGCACGTAGCCAGCGAATGCAGAATCTCTTCAGCGGGAACACCGAATGGGATGACTACATAGCCAACCCTGAGAAGGGCAAATATGGTTTCCGACTTGAATGAATCATCACCAGCTATCCGCCACACGAAAAACCGCCAGAAGGCGGTTTTTTGCATTCTAGACCTCGAATTTATCCGCAACAGCTGCGCCCGTACATCAGCCCGTACATAGCGGCGGCAGACACCCGCACATACCAACTCCGAAAATTTACTCACGTTTCCGCAATCACTGAAAGGAGCAAAAACGTGAGTATCAAACACCTAAACCAAAGCCAACTAGCCGACCGTTGGGACATCAGCGAAGCGTCTTTGGAACGCTGGAGATCAGAAGGAATCGGCCCTGTCTTTCTGAAACTCCAAGGACGCGTCCTGTACCGCGTCGAGGACATCGAAGCATTCGAGATCGGCAGCCTGCGCAAGAGCACTTCTGAGCGCGTCATTGCGGGGGGTGCAGCATGAGCGCCATCGCCCTCGATCAGGTCATCACCACGCCAGCCGGCGATCTCGCCGCGAAACCGAGTGAAATTCTGTTCCAACTCAGAAACGACGCAGCTGATCTGCTCGCTGCAGCCAAGGCGATCGTCGATCACGTCGACCGTGCGCTTGATCTCAAGTATGCCGATCAAGCGCATTCGGTGCGCCTTGCCACAGGTAAGGACACAGGTGTCGTGCATTTCGATGACGGTCAGGTACGCATCACCGCCGACTTGCCCAAGAAAATCGACTGGGACCAACAGCGTCTCGCCGACATCGTGCGTCGCATTGCCGCCAACGGCGACAGCCCAGCTGAGTACGTCGAGATTAGCTACCGCATCTCGGAAGCCAAGTTCAATGCGTGGCCTGAGTCACTCAAGAGTGTGTTCGCCCCGGCGCGCACCCTCAAAACCGGCAAGCCCGGATTCCGCCTCGCCTTGCTTCAGGAGTAACCATCATGAAAACAAAACCCTCGTTGCTTGATCTGCTGCGCCAGCAGTCTTCGATGTACATGCGTGACCTGCCTGACAGCGTGCGCATCCCGGCGCTAGACGGTAGCCGCCCAGACGATGTGATCCGCCCCGTCCTGGATGCAACCATCGACGACATTGCCTTCGCCGTCCAAGGCCTTGAAGCGGAGTCCACTGCTATCCATCGCCGGCTTGGTGCCCTCCGTGATCTGTACGAGATGGCTCGCAAGCGCGGTGCATTGGGCTTCACCCCGGTGTCCGAGGCCTTTGCACGACTGACCACCGAGGAGGTGCGCAAATGAACCTACCAATCATCACTGCCGATCAACGATTGGCCGAGCGGCGCGGTGTCAAGGGCGTGCTCGTCGGCAAGAGTGGCATCGGCAAGACCTCGCAGCTGTGGACTCTGAAACCCGCAGCAACACTGTTCTTCGACCTCGAAGCAGGCGATCTCGCGGTGGAGGGCTGGGCTGGCGACACCGTCCGTCCGCGCACCTGGCAGGAGTGTCGCGACTTCGCTGTTTTCATCGGCGGCCCCAACCCAGCACTACGCAATGAGCAGCCCTACAGCCATGCGCATTTCGATGCAGTCTGCGAGAGTTTTGGCGAGCCGTCGGCCATGGACAAGTACGACACCGTGTTCGTTGACTCGATCACCGTCGCAGGTCGCCTCTGCTTGCAATGGTGCAAGGGGCAACCACAGGCATTTTCCGAGAAAACCGGCAAACCTGACAGCCGTGGCGCGTATGGCTTGATGGGCCAGGAAATGATCGGCTGGCTGACCCACCTGCAACACACCCGGCGCAAGAACGTGTGGTTTGTCGGCATCCTCAACGAAGCACTCGATGACTTTAATCGTCGCGTTTTCTCGCTGCAGATCGACGGCTCCAAAACCGGTCTGGAATTGCCCGGCATCGTCGATGAAGTCGTCACCCTGGCCGAGATCAAAGGCGATGACGGTGCCAGCTATCGCGCCTTCGTCTGCCACACACTGAACGCATGGGGTTATCCGGCCAAGGACCGCTCAGGTCGCCTCGACACCGTTGAGGAGCCGAACCTCGGGCGTCTCATGGAAAAGATCGCCGGCCCAGCCAGACCTGCGCCCGAGCGGCTCGATTTCGCTCGGCCCAGCGCTATCTCCATCGTCACCCCCGAATCCAATTTAACTCAGGAGTCCTGATCATGACCTATTTCGATTTCAATTCCGCTTCCGAACAAACCTCCTTCGACCTGATCCCCAAAGGCAGCCTCGTGCGCGTTCGCATGACCGTCAAGCCGGGCGGCCACGACGATTTGTCGCAAGGCTGGACTGGTGGCTACGCCACTCGCAACGTCAATACCGGCTCGGTCTACCTGAACTGCGAATTCGTGGTCATGGAAGGAGAGTACGCACGCCGCAAGATGTGGTCGCTGATTGGCCTGCACAGCCCGAAAGGGTCTGAGTGGGCCAACATGGGCCGCACGTTCGTCAAGGCCATCCTCAACTCGGCACGCAATGTCCATCCAGGAGACAACAGCCCAGCCGCACAGAACGCACGGCGCATTAGCGGTTTCGCTGATCTTGATGGCATCGAGTTTCTGGGCAAGGTCGACTGGGATAAGGACCAGAACGGCCAGGATAAAAGTGTCATCAAGTCGGCGATCACACCTGACCACAAGGACTATGCAGCGGCCATGGTTGCGCCACGCAGTGCGGCGACCGCACCGGCAACACAGGCCGCCAATGCCACCATCGCACCCAATGCCTACGCACAGGCCACGGGACGCGATCCCATACCTGGCCGCCCCAGTTGGGCTCAGTAAGGGAGGACCGACATCATGATGCTCCGTCCCCGCCAATCACTGCTGGTCAAACGAACCTTGGACGCGCTCGCCCAGCATGGCAACACGCTGGCTGTCGCGCCTACCGGATCTGGCAAGACCATCATGTTGTCGGCGGTGGCCGGCAGCCTGTTGTCTGAGCCCGATGCCAAGGTCTGCATTCTCGCTCACCGCACCGAACTGACGGGCCAGAACCGAGCCAAATTCTCTCGGGTCAATCCTGGCCTCACAACCTCAGTGTTCGACGCCAATGAAAAATCGTGGGAGGGGAACGCTACTTTTGCGATGGTGCAGACCCTGTCTCGCCCGTCGCATTTGAAGCAGATCCCCACGCTCGATTTGCTGGTCATTGATGAAGCACATCACGCATCCTCCCCCAGCTACCGCGCTGTCATCGATCAGGTGCTGGACAAGAATCCAAAGGCTGGCATCTGCGGCCTGACCGCCACCCCGAATCGAGGCGACGGCCAAGGACTGCGTGAGGTCTTCACCAACGTGGCTGATCAGATCAGTCTGGGTGAGATGATTGCATCCGGCCACCTGGTGCCGCCACGCACCTTCGTGATCGATGTCGGCGCGCAGGAGGCTCTGCAAAAAGTGCGGCGCACGGCGATGGACTTCGACATGGACGAAGTTGCATCGATTCTCAACAAGTCGCTTATCACCGATGCAGTGATCGCGCACTGGAAACAGAAAGCTGCCGACCGCAAGACCATCATCTTTTGCTCGACGGTCACCCATGCGCAAAACGTCTGTGATGCATTTGTGGCATCAGGTGTTCATGCCGTGCTGATCCACGGTGAGTTATCAGACGCCGAGCGCAAGGCGCGCCTGAAGGATTACGAAACTGGTCAAGCCCAAGTGGTCGTCAATGTCGCGGTGCTCACCGAAGGTTACGACTACACGCCCACCGCTTGTATCGTGCTGCTGCGCCCGAGTTCCTACAAGTCCACCTTCATCCAGATGGTGGGGCGTGGCCTGCGCACCGTGGACCCCGAGGAGTTTCCCTGCGTCATCAAAACCGATTGCATCGTTCTGGACTTCGGCACGGCCAGCCTTATGCATGGGGCACTCGAGCAGGAGGTCAACCTCGATGGTCATCCCCACGATGGCGACGCGCCTACCAAAGATTGTCCGGACTGTGATGCCATCGTGCCGCTGGCCTGCATGGAGTGCCCGCTTTGCGGCCATGTCTGGGAACGCAGCCCTGACGATGTGGGTGAGTTGTCTGACTTCATCATGAGCGAGATCGATCTTTTGAAACGCTCGAACTTTCGCTGGTGCGACCTGTTTGGTTGTGACGACGCGTTGATGGCCACGGGCTTCAGTGCCTGGGGAGGCGTGTTCTTTCTGAACGGTCGCTGGCATGCCATAGGAGGTGCCAAGTCGCTGGTCCCGAAGTTGCTGGCCGTTGGCGATCGCACGGTTTGCATGGCCAAGGCAGACGACTGGCTCAATGACCACGAGTCGGCCGATTCTGCACACAAGACCAGGCGCTGGCTCAACGAGCCACCGACGCCTAAGCAACTGGGTTACCTGCCAGAGCCAATGCGTGCCGATTTCGGCATGACCCGCTACCAGGCGTCGGCATTGCTGTCGTTTCAGTTCAACAAGAACGCGATTCAGCGGCTGGTGACAGCGGCCAACGACGCGCATGTATCCAGTGCGATGGAGCTTGCGTGAAATGCGCCGTTTGCTCCCGCAAAGCCAAAGGCTTTGGCTGGTTCAACGCCAGCATCAAACTCGGCGACCTCAACCGCTATTCCGACAAGTTGGTGTTTTGCTCGCGGCGCTGCCAAAACGCGTTCTCAACGCTCATGAACAAAACGGAGGGACAAATGATTGATCCGAGTGAAATGGAAATGGCCGCGATGGGGTGTTGCTTGTCGCCTTTGGGCGAGTTTGTGGGCGCCATCGGCATGGACCGCCCGCTGGCGAGTTACAGCCGCGAGGAGGTGATGACCCTTATCGATGTCGTGGTCACGGCCTATCAGGAGCACATGACGTCTGAGCACGAACGCATGGCCGCCAGGGATCTTGCGTTTTTGGAGGAGCGACTGGCCCGGAAAAGCAAGTCCTCATCCATGGGAGCGCCATTCTGATGCTGGACTTCAACTCTCGCCCCAAAATTCAAGATCAGATCACAAGCCTGATCGATGGTGCACTGATCCGCGAACGCGCGGGTCAGAGGCCGCGTGACTATCTCGGTGCCTCGCGCCTCGGGGTCGCTTGCGAGCGTGCTTTGCAGTATGAGTACAAGCACACACCGGTCGACGTCGGTCGTGATTTCTCGGGCCGCCTATTGCGCATCTTTGAAGTCGGTCACACCTTGGAGGACTTGGCCATCCGCTGGCTAAGTTTGGCCGGATTTGATCTGTATACACGCAAGGCCCAAGGCGGCCAGTTCGGCTTCTCGGTGGCTGGCGGCCGAATACGCGGCCATGTCGACGGCATCTTGAACACCGGCCCTGCTGATCTGGGTCTGAGCTATCCCGCCATCTGGGAGTTCAAGACCATGAACGACAAGTCCTGGCGCGACACCGTTAAGCATGGGGTTGCCAAGTCCAAGCCTGTTTATGCCGCACAGGTCGCAGTCTATCAGGCGTACATGGAGGTCGGCATTCCTGGCATTGCTGATAATCCAGCGCTTTTTACTGCAATCAACAAAGACACCCAGGAAATCTGGTTCGAATTGTTGCCGTTTGACGGTGGACTGGCGCAGCGCATGTCGGACCGTGCCGTGCGCGTGATCACTGCTACCAACGCCAGCGAGGTCCTGCCGCGTTTTGCAACCACGCCCAGCCACCAGGAGTGCAAGTTCTGCGCGTGGCAAGACCGTTGCTGGGGTTCAGCATGACGGCGGACACCATCGTCTGGCTGGACTACAACAACGCACCGGAGCAACGCGCGGAGCTTGCCTGTGACACGGAAGCACTGCGCGCAGGCCTCTTGGATCGGCTTGAGTCCGTGCTTCTCTACCTATTTCCCAGCGGGCTGATCCGGGGCAACAAGTTCTATGTTGGTGATGTCGATGGCTCGCCTGGCAAGAGCCTGGTCGTCGAACTGGAAGGGCCTCGGCGGGGCTTATGGAAAGACTTCGCAGATGACGACGGTGGCGATTTGATCGCTGCCTGGGCGCGATCACGGGGTCTTTCCACGCGCCACGATTTTCCGCGCATCACTGACGATATCCGGCAGTGGCTGGGGTATTCGCCACCGGTCTCGCCGTCGCTGCGTCGAGATGTGCGCACCGTGCCGATGGATGAACTCGGACCTTACACCGCCAAGTGGGACTACGTCAGCGCCGATGGCGAATTGATAGCCTGCGTTTACCGCTACGAACCGCCAAGCGGCAAGGAGTACAGACCCTGGGATGTGCGCGCCCGCATGTGGCGAGCCCCAGACCCGCGTCCGCTGTACAACCTGCCAGCCCTGGTGAAAGCCCGGGAAATCGTGCTGGTCGAGGGCGAGAAGTGCGCTGAGGCCCTGATCAAGGCCGGGTTTGCCGCGACCACGGCCATGAATGGTGCGAAAGCACCCGTCGAGAAGACCGACTGGACGCCGCTGGCCGGCAAGTCCGTCTTGATCTGGCCAGATCGGGATGCGCCGGGTTGGGATTACGCCGAGGCGGCAGCACGTGCCTGCGTGGTGGCTGGTTGCACCGCAGTGGCAATCCTTGTACCGCCGAGCGACAAACCCGAGAAGTGGGACGGGGCCGACGCAGTCGCTGAGGGTTTCGACTGCGCGGCTCTCATTGCCCAAGGCGAACGCAGAGTCGTGAAATCCGTGCGACCATTGTTGCCTACCTTCACGCTCGGTGCGCTGCTGGACGACGACTCGCCATTGCCGCCTGACATCGTCGAACCACGCGTGCTCACCCCGGGCGGCATGCTTGTTTTTGGTGGTGCACCCAAAGTCGGCAAGAGCGATTTCCTGCTGTCATGGCTGACGCACATGGCTGCAGGTGCGACTTTCCTTGGCATGCGTCCACCCCGTCCGCTGCGGGTCTTCTACCTACAGGCCGAGGTCCAGTACCACTACTTGCGCGAGCGCGTGAAGGATGTCCGTCTCCCTTCGCATCGGCTGCTGGAAGCGCGAGCCAATTTCGTGGCCACCCCACAGTTGCGGTTGATTCTTGACGACGCTGGGCTCGCCCAGGTAATCCCGGCCATCGCGAATGCGTTTGGTGAAAAAACAGCTGACATCATCGCCATCGATCCGATTCGCAATGTGTTCGACGGCGGCGATGGCGGTGGCGAGAACGACAACGGTGCAATGTTGTTCTTTCTATCTCAGCGTGTGGAGCGGATTCGAGAGGCAGTAAACCCTGACGCCGGGATCATCCTCGCCCACCACACAAAAAAGCTTGGCAAGAAGCAATTTGAGGAAGACCCGTTCCAGGCTCTGGCCGGGGCCAGCAGCCTGCGCGGGTATTACTCGACCGGGATGCTGCTGTTCCGCCCGGACGAAACACGGTCCACACGCCAACTCATCTTCGAATTACGCAACGGCGCGGCGATTCCGCAAAAGCACGTCGACAAGATTCAGGGTGAATGGCGCGAGGTTGATCCGAATGACAGGCTGGTGATGAAGGACTATGGCGAGCGCCTGGACGCCGAGCGGAGACGTAAGCGAGACGCCATCCTGCAAATCCTTTTCGAGGAGTCTGGCAGCGGTCGCTGCTACACCGCCAACCAGTTCGCCGAGGCCTTCGAGGGCAAGGCTGGTCTTGGCGGCGAGAGAACCATCCGAGAACGCGTTTCGGCGTTGTCAACGCAGGGCTACATCAAGTATTTCCGCAATGGGGTTGACTACGGACTGCCGTCCAGTGGCCGCACGAAGTTTGGTTACCTGTGCGTCGAAGGCATGGTCCTGCGCACACCTGCGGGAGATCCAGATCCAGCCACCGGGGAGATCACGATCCGCGAATTAGCGGTGCTCCCTACCCACTACAAGTGCCCACATTCCGGGGCGTCTCTGCCTGTCGAGAACCCGGATGTGTGGGTGTACCACGATGACTTGAACGACCAGGAGACCCTATGAGAACTGCTTACTCGGCAGTTGGCAGCGCCGTTGCCAACTACACCCACTTCCTTGCCAACTGCCCGCAGTTGGCAAACCTCTGCCAACTGAAAAACGAGGCAGGACAAGGTATTGCATCCAGTTGGCAGTTGGCAGTGCATTCTTGCGCTGCCAACTTGCCAACTGACGCAAACGCGCGTGGCCATTGGCTTTACGGAACATCTCAAGTTGGCGAAAACTCCCCCTCCTACTACGTAGGAGAGGGAACAGAGCTTCCCTCCTCCGTGCGTAGGGACGTGTCTGCCGGTTGGTATAGTGCCCCATCCCAAGTTTCTGGCCGCTCGATCCTCGCACTGGATCTTGGCACCCAAACCGGGTGGGCGCTACTGGCACACGACGACTCCCTGACCAGTGGTTCCCAATCGTTCAAGCCACAACGCTTCGAAGGCGGCGGCATGCGTTTCCTGCGCTTCAAACGCTGGCTGACTGAACTCAAGACATGCACCGATGGCATCACAGCCATCTACTTCGAGGAAGTCAGGCGGCATCTCGGGGTGGATGCCGCGCACGCCTATGGCGGCTTTCTGGCCACCCTCACTGCCTGGTGCGAGCACCACCAGATCCCCTATCAAGGTGTACCGGTCGGCACGATCAAGAAGCACGCTACCGGCAAGGGCAACGCAAGCAAGGACGAAATGGTGTCCGCAGTTGTCAAGAAAGGCTTCATGCCCGCTGACGACAACGAGGCCGATGCGCTGGCGATTCTCTTCTGGGCCATCGAGACGCAGGAGTTCTAAGCATGAAAATCAATCTGCCTCAATACCGTTGCCCCCTGGGACGCCTGCAACCGCAGACCACCGATCTGGAAGTAATCAAACAAAGCGGCTGGCGTGATCAGCACATCCTTGTGGTGGCGGAAGGTGACAAGCGACTGGACTTCGTCGAGCGTGAGATCGTGCGCAGGATCGGAGAACGGCTCTATGGAGGGAAACGTCATGACTGAGTGGACAATGGATGATGTGGCAGCACGGTTCAGTGATGCCGCCTACACAGCCCACCGACTGCCACCGGTACGCGTGCATGGCTACTTCAACTCCTGGTCGATGTTTGCGTTCCAGGTACCGGACCGTTACCCGGATCCAGATCGGCTCTACCGCCACATGCCACCTAGCCCGAAGGCCGTGGAACTCATGTTGGAGACCATGGCCTGGGTGCAGTGGCTGGAAGTCGAGCAGCGACACCTGATCTGGATGCGGGCCAAGCAGTACGAGTGGCAAAAGATCGCACGGCGCTTCGGATACTGCACCAAGACTGCCCAGCGTCGCTGGCAACGTGCTCTGCAGATCGTGGCCGACCACCTCAACGGCGTGTCGATGCCTGTCGGGGTGAGTAATTTTGAGCAAAATTGACAACGGCTGGAAGCATATGCGGAACGCTTCGGAAGGTTGCTGGTTTTGGTGCTTGCAGGGGTGTCGCATCTCGGGTGGTTTTGGCCTACAGTGACGGCTATGGTTGCGAAAGGTGCGCACGCAGCGGAGGTCGCTCAAATCAAGAGGGGTCCTTCCTTCCCAAAATCCCATGCGGGAGGCGACAGCGCGGCATTGCTCTAGCGCCAGACTGCAAACCGAGGTTTGCAGGGTTTGCAGGTTTGCACCCAGCCCACCCAACGGCCCGCCACTGTGCGGGCCGCTTCATTTTGGAATACACGAACCGAACATGCTTAACGTCGAGTACCGCAAGGTCGAGGCGCTGATTCCTTTCGCCCGGAATCCACGCACCCACACCGAAGCGCAAGTAGCCAAGATTGCCGCCAGCATCGTCGAGTACGGATGGACCAACCCGATCCTCGTCGATGGAGAACATGGGGTCATCGCCGGACATGGTCGTCTAGCCGCAGCCCGCAAGTTGGGGTTGGTCGACGTGCCGGTCATTGAACTGGGTCACCTCTCGTCCACGCAAAAGCGCGCCTACGTCATCTCGGATAATAGACTGGCGCTGGATGCCGGGTGGAACGAGGAACTGCTGGCGCTGGAACTGGCTGAGTTATCAGAGGCGGGTTATGACCTCGCGCTTACCGGCTTCGATGACGCGGAGATCGAGCAACTGCTTGCTGGCGATGTCGCCGTTGGTAATGGAGATGCACAGGATGCGGATGCGCCCGACGCGGCCGATGACGTGCCGGAAGTTTCGGCTACGCCCGTCTCGCGTGCCGGTGATGTCTGGGCTTTTGGCAAGCACCGGCTGATCTGCGGCGATGCCGCCGACCCGGCTGTGATCGCCACTCTGATGCAGAGCGAACAAGCGAAGGTCTGCTTCACTTCGCCGCCCTACGGCAACCAGCGAGACTACGTCAGCGGCGGCATTGCCGATTGGGACAGTCTGATGCGCAGTGTGTTCGCCCACCTGCCGGTGGCCGAGAACGCACAAATCCTGATTAACCTCGGGCTCATTCACCGTGACAACGAGGTGATCCCGTATTGGGATGGCTGGCTCGGCTGGATGCGCACGCAGGGTTGGCGGCGCTTTGCATGGTACGTCTGGGATCAGGGGCCGGGGATGCCCGGCGACTGGTCAGGGCGGCTGGCCCCAAGCTTTGAGTTCGTTTTCCATTTCAACCGCCACAGCCGTACACCCAACAAGATCGTCCCATGCAAACACGCCGGTCAGGATTCGCATCTGCGCCCGGATGGCTCATCCACCGCTATGCGTAGCAAAGATGGGGAGGTTGGCGGCTGGGCACATAAGGGCCAACCCACCCAAGAAACCAAGATTCCCGACTCGGTGATCCGGGTGATGCGCCACAAGGGAAAGATCGGTCAGGACATCGACCACCCCGCCGTATTCCCGGTGGCGCTGCCGGAATTCATCCTGGATTCCTACTCGGACTCTGGCGACATCGTGTTCGAGCCCTTCGGTGGCTCGGGAACGACGATGCTCGCTGCAGAGCGGACTAATCGCCAGTGTCGGTCTGTCGAGATCGCGCCCGAATACGTGGACGTCGCGGTCAAACGCTTCCAGCAGAATTTCCCGGACGTGCCGGTGACGCTGCTGGCTAGCGGCCAGACCTTCGAGGCAGTAGTCGCCGAACGACTGGCATGCGCGGCGGTGTCACTATGAGCGCGTCCTGGCTTGCCGACAAAATCGAGCAGTGGCCGATCACCAAACTGCTGCCCTACGCCCGCAATGCGCGGACGCACTCGGATGAACAGGTCGCGCAGATTGCCGCCTCGATTGCCGAGTTTGGATTTACCAATCCTATTCTGGCCGGGGCTGATGGCGTGATCGTCGCCGGTCACGGAAGGCTGGCCGCCGCCCATAAGCTCGGGCTGGAACTGGTGCCGGTCGTGGTGCTGGAACACCTGAGTCCGACCCAACGCCGTGCGCTGGTGATTGCCGACAACCGGATCGCCGAGAACGCAGGCTGGGACGAAGCGATGCTGCGCATCGAATTGGTGACGCTGCAGGACGACGACTTCGATGTGTCGCTGACCGGCTTCGACGCGGATGCGCTGGCCGATTTGCTGGAGGATGGAAACAACGATGAACAGACCGACGACGATGCCGTGCCGGAAATCACCGAGACACCGATCTCCCGTCCGGGCGATGTCTGGTTGCTCGGTGGCCACCGACTGCTGTGTGGCGACTCAACAAAAGCAGAGTGCTTCGAGTCGCTACTCCAGGGCGAGCAGGTGGACATGGTATTCACCGACCCGCCGTACAACGTGAACTACGCCAACACGGCCAAGGACAAGATGCGCGGCACCAATCGCGCGATCCTGAACGACAACCTCG